TTATTCCCCGTTTGAGTGAATAAGGGCGCTTTTGAATTGCTGCACCTGTTGATAAGACCAGCGACTACAGCGGCCAATTTTTTTAGGCGGTGGTAACTTCCCATCCTTGATCCGTTCATAGATAAATGATTTCCCGAAACCCGTGTCACGCATGATGAATTTTAAGTCTACCAGTGAATCGGGTTGTAATGCTGTTGCCATTGCTACTTCTCTCCTACGCGTTGCCGGTCAGTAACTCGAATACGAAAAAGATAACGTCGATAACGTGGCTCATATGCGCCTCAGTTAAAGGGCCACCAGCGTGGCCCGTCGTGATTAATGTTTGGTGCAATCTCCGCCGCACTGGCCATCGCATGGCTGGTCGTTGCGTGGCTCTTCCGCGTCAGGGATGGCGATCCCGCGTTCCGCTGCGAACCGCTTAAACTGCGACATCATTTTTTCTTTATCCAGGCCGATTTCAAAAGTGGCCGTCGCAATATCGGTAATCGGGAATGATCCGCCGATAGTGGCCGGTAGCCCGCTACAGTTCCCAGCGGCGGATTCCCGTAATGCTTCCTGCATCAACGGCGCAAAATGCAATTCATGCACCAGGTGCATAACTGCGAGCATGGCAGTCTGCATCGGGAATTTATTCATGACCGGGGCAAACGCTTCAATCGCCGTTTCCAGTGCTTCTGCGGAAATGGTTCCGGCAGTGGTTGATGTTTCAGTTTTAAACATTTCGCTGATCCTTAAAGTTGATGAATTTTGCAGGCCGATCCTGCGTACATTTCGACATTGTTCGTGGGGCACTGATTGCCCCAATGGTGCCAGGCGGGGTCATCGCCACGGCTAAACAGTTCGATGCGCTTCACGTCGCCATAAAGCATTTCCAGCCGGTGCCGCGTTTCCCACGGCTTCGCGCTATGCTCTCCCAGCGGGCTGTAAATCACCTGCTTAATGGATGCGCTTTGGCGCTCCAGCCCGTTGCCGCGTACGGCTATCAGTAAATCCTCAGTGTTGGCGCGGGTGTAATTTCCCCCATTCATTCGCGTTTGCGCGTTTAGCAGGTCAAGGAAGGCGTAAAAGTCGGTCACTTCCCCGGCTTCCAGCGCCTTATTGATGTGATATTCGGCAAGCTGATTCAGTTTCACCCAGGTGAAGCCTTTCATCGTCTTAACCCGGAAGCCCCACGCCTCAGCCAGTTCAATGGCTTCGCGGTTGTGCGTGCCGGTGTACCACATCGCCAGCACGGCGTTATCAGCGGCTAAATCCCATACCGGCAATCGCTTAAGGTCTGCCATCGTCATTACGCCGTAATGGTCAGAGGCTGCGCCGTTGCTGGCGGCGTTTGAGTAGGACCACGGCGGATCAGCGTAAATAAGCTGGTAATCCATCAGTGCGCCCCCAGCATTTTGGCAATGACCATCAAAGCGATGGCCAGAATCAGGAAACAAGCGTCACGGCCCCTCATTGCCACGCCCTATCGTTTGCCTCTACGACGATGGCTTGTAGCAATCTGACGCGTTCCTGCGCGCGCTGTAGTTCATTGGCAACTGATTCGTGAATAAATAAAGCCGCCTCTTTTTCAGAATCGAACCACATATATTTGTCTTTCATGTAGCGCGTTTTATTCATCTGAATTTGCTTTTCGGTCAGCCCATCAGACCAGACGACAAATAAACATTTGTCGGTTTCCTTCACCAGATACATCACATCGATCAGGCCGTTAACGCCATCTTTAGGGATATATCCAACACAAGGCGTGCGGCTCACGCGGAAAAGTTTTTTTAATTGGCTCATTTGGTGCGCTCCTCAATTTTTCGCAGCCTTTCAACTTCTGCTAATACGTCTTTAAGGCGGGCCGTCTTATGGTCGAAACCTAAGACAGAAAGAACATGAATACACGCATCGCAGGCCTTATCTGTTGCAAGGTCAGCGGCTGGCGCTGGTGGCGTGGTGAATAGTGGAACTACGCGATCTTGTACCTCGTCATCAGTAAGATCCTCATTCCATTTCTTAATTTCTTCCTCTAATAAAGCCGGGTCAGAACTAACGCAAAATTCATCAAAATAAGGTCTGCCGTCAGCGGTCATAATTCCGTACATAAACGGCTCTTTATTCGCAGTCAGCGCGGCCAGTTTCTCCTCTGCGATATTTGCCCTTATTGTTTCTTTTGCCGCTGCACGTCCCCAAAATCCAGAATCTCCCGGCTCAGCGGCCTCATCGTGCAATTCAGTGATCAGGCTTTCCAGACGCTTGCCTAAATCGCTGTGTGTGCAATGCTCAGCCCACTCTTTATTTTCAAGCAAGGTGACGACGTTATTTAAATCATCCTCCACGCCTAACAGGTCGAATAACCGGCGCAGGCACGCCAGCACAAATAATTCTGACTCACACAGCGGGAACATTTTTTTAAGCGTCTCGATGCGCTCAATCTGCGCATCAACGGTTTGCACGTTAATTTCTTTCATTCAGTTCTTTCCTCTTCCGGATGGCGACGCGTTCCGCCTCTTCCCGCGTCTTAAAGCAGCCGTAGCAATGCCGGACGCGGTTTCGCATTATTCTCACGGTCCACAAACGATCCCGTTTACAGTACGAAACGCCCCGGACAGGCGGCGCTTCTGCTGCTGGTGGCTGATTCAGTCTGCGGAGCAAATCAGCGGCCAGACTCATTTACTGGCCATCCGTTTTAGCGAATTCAAGGAAGCCATGATCCGGAGCGCACTCACCAGCGCCGCCCCATTTGGGCGCGCAGTCAGTGATCGGAATGCGCGGGCGCTTCGGCGTGATGGTTAGCTCTTTTGTCGATACTGGCCGGACGGTGACGCAGAGCTGGCCGGTTGGTGAAAACAGGCCCATGTCTACCAGGCGGCGCTCCAGCGCGTGGCGCTTCGCGGTTTCTTCCACCAGCTTTTCCTCTGCTTCGGTCAGCCGGGTGGCAAAGCGATCTTTGGCGCGCTGCTGGCCAGCAACGTGCTTTTTCAGTTCCGCGTTTTTAAATTCCAGCGTCTGAATCTGTGACAACAGCACTTCGATTTGTGTTTGTTTGCTCATTTCATGTAACCCGCTTCAACCAGTTCAACCAGAGACACACTCAGCGCCTTTGCGCAGAGTTCCATCGTTTTGATGTTTGGGGCATCGCGATTAAGCCATTCGTACACGGTGCGCGGACGCTTGCCGGTTGCTTTGGCCAGTTCGCGGATGGTCATGCCGTTTTTGCGCGTGATGCGTTTAACAGCCAGGAAGAAAGAGAACTTATCCATTTTTGACAGTCTCCAGAACACAATCCCCGGTGGTGTAAATGCGCCAGACGTGATCGATATAGCCATCGCCGTTGCTGTCTTCGCCTACCAGCCCGCTGTTTTCGGTGGTTGGCGTGGGGCATACATGTTTGCGCTGGTGGTGGTGTGATTTGGCCATAGATGGCGCGACAAAAAGCACGCTGGCCATTGCTGCGATAATGATTAATTTCACGTTGAGTTACTCAGGAAAGGCCCGGCGAACCGGGCGCGGGATGGTATTACATGCGGCTTTCTAAAACCTGGTCGATCTCTTCGGCGTTATCGCCGTTTTCTTCACAGAATGATTCGAATAATGACCAATTAGCCTCCAAAAATTCACGGACGCGCATCAATTCATATTCCATAAATCACTATTCCCCTTCGTCATCGGCCAGAATAAAGGCCATTGGTGGCGCAATCTGATTGCCGCCAGGCTTATCGAATATCTTCGGTGCAAGGCGGCTGCGTGCCATGCGGCGCGGGTGCGGTTTGCCTTCTTTCGCACACTGCGCCGCGTCTGCTGCTTCGCGCGCTATGCGCTGTAGCATTTCCTGCCGTGTTTCGGCCATCGGCTAACCTCTTGATCAGAACGGGATATCATCGTCCCACTCTTGCGCCTGCTGTGGCTGCTGCGTTTGCGCAGCCTGATTCAGTCTGGATTGTGGCGCTACAGTGTCCGGATTTGGCGCGCCCCATCCGCTATGGGTTGGCTGTGTTGGCTGGCCCCATCCGCCACGCTGGCCACCAGCTACAGGCTGGCGGTCGTCTTTGTCTTTGACGGTCTCGCAAAGGGTGTCGATAATTTTGGCCGGCTCATTTGCGGAGTGCTCCGAATACGTGCGGCGCGTGCCTGGCTGGAATACGTGGCGCACTTCAAAGCGGTAACCGTCGCTGCCGTCCTGTTTGGTGTAAAGCCCCTTCTGTAAGAACAATCCGACGCGCTTACCTTCCAGCGCCGGACACTTCCAGATCACGCCCTCTGGCGTGCTTTCCTGTACCGGCAACGCCTGTTTAACCTGCGTAGCCCACAAGATCGCGCTGATCAGGCCGAAACCAAAGGTCGGTTTGCCGTCTTTACCCATGTAGTTAATACGCAGGTAATTTGCTTTCTGGCCGTTGCAATCCAGGCTGATTTCCAGCGCCTGCGACTGGCTGCCCTCTTTGCCAAACTGGTAGACAGCGGAGGTAATAACGCCCTCATACGCGCCAGTTTCAGAAATACCAGTACCAGTACCAGCGGTTTTGGCGGCCTCAGCGGCTTCCTGATTCCAGGCAAATGACATAGGCATAGGTTGGTTCATATCAGAGTTCCTCACTCATAAAGTTAGTAATGGCGGTGTCTACCGCGTTTAAGTCGTTTTCCATTTCGGTTACGTCCGGGAACATATCCGGTGGCGCTTTCGCCGTGTCGTTGTCGTCGCCTTTTATCAGGAAAACGTGACGGCCATCCTTCTTAATGCAACGCAGCACGATTGAGAAATAACCCTCCGGCGTCAGCTTTTCGTTAAGCATCTTGCCGATAGTTTTCATTCTCACTTTCCCGTCGTTTTCTTCCGTGTGACACAGGAAGTAGACGCGGAAATCATCGGGCAACACGGTCGCGGCGGTGATTAACTGCCAGACGTGATCCGCCATTTCGGTGAACTTCTGGAACCCGGTTTGATAACAGCGGCGCATGTTTTCGTGCTGCATGACGACTTGAAAATCATCAATGATCAGCACTCGCTTTGTTGGGTGCTGGCCAAACCGGGTAATTAGTTCGCCGATGGCGTTCCAGTCATCAAAGCGGAAAACGTTCCCCTTCTGGCGCGTTCCGTCCGGAAGCGGCTTGCCGTGCAATTTCCAGCCAGCCGATTTAAACGGCAACAGTTTTGGGATGCATTGACACAGGATCGCATTCTCTGTGTCGATATTGCGTAGGCTGTACGACTTTCCAGCGCCGGAATCGCCCAGGATTAAAACAGGCGTTCCCATTATTTAGCCCGCCCGGTAAGGAACTGGATAAGCGCCAGTGAAGCCGGTACGCGGTGCGGATGGTTAATCGGGCGCACTTTGATAGATGCGCCGGTAACGATGTTTGCGCGGTTGTGTTCGATGGATTTAATCGCATCGAATCCGCAGCGTGATTGGTTTTTTTTCATCGGGATAACCCTCAGTTAAAAAGTTAAGTAAGTAACCATTTGCGCGGTTTTTACTGCAATTCCGAGTTTTTAAAGAGCGGTCTAGCTGATGGATTTGAGAATACGCCCACGGACGTTAGATAGCAATATGCATTAACCAATAAAATTGCATAAAACTATTAATATGTTGATTTGAAAAGGTTTTTATTTGCGGGTAAAAAAGGGGTATGCTTCGCGGCCTGCATAAAACAGGCTGGTTTATTCAGAAGTTGATAAATATCAAATTACAGGGGTGAGGTATGGCGAAAGTGGTTAAGCGGGAAAGTGCCGGGACATATGCAATATGCCCCGTTTGTGGTCAGGAGGTTTTTTATCTGCGGAAATCGCGCACGATGAATATCACGGTTCCGACGATAGAGGACGGATCGGTAACTTCTGACATAGGCAATCTGGAATCATCAACGCATAAGAAATGCGCGCCACCAGCCCCTATTAAGTGCCGGTAAACAGATAGCCGCTTGCCTTCTTTTGCCACGACTAAATCATTCATTCCCGGCTCGACAGTCGGATCTACAATAACAATAGAACCGGCGTCAGCGTCTGCTATGCCGGTGTTGTGTTTCATCTCATACGCCTGCCATTTCTTCTCCGGCACGGTCAGCCAGGTTATCACGTCGCCAGTGTCGCCGTTCTCGTTATAGACGGGGATTTGCTTTGAAACGTCATAGCGTGGCGCTGATTGCGTTCCGCTATGCATATCGCCTTGCCCGGTGGCCAGCCAGTCAGACGATACGCCCAGCGCGCCAGCCAGTTGCACCAGTGAACTACTCCCCTTTACCTGCCCGTTAATCAGCCTGTTTACGGTTGGCTGTGATATCCCAGCCGCGCGGGCTAAATCCTGTTGAGACATTTCCGGGCGCATTGCCAGCGCGTGCCGCAAGCGTTCACTTAATGTTTTCATTGAATAAACCTTTTCAAATTAGTTTTTGTAATGCAAATATACATTGATCGCGTCTATGCATGACGCTATATTCCCTGTCTCGATAATCACAGGGGATCATTATGAAACATCAAAATCCCGGCATCCTTCGCGCTATCGAAATCGTAGGAAGCCAGTCAAATCTAGCCGCCGCTGTTGGTACTTGCCAGCCTTGCGTTTCCCGTTGGGTTGCTGGTGGCGGTATTCAATCGCAATTCCTCCCACACATTGAGCGCGCCACGGCGGGTGCGGTTTCAATGCTGGATTGCATTAAGGGCCAGATGAATTACTTCGAAATGCCTTAACGCCATGTTTTTTAATGCCTTCGATTGTAACAGATGCGTAAAACTATTTAGCGCCTCTTTTTAGCAATTCGTGAGGTATGTAGTACAAAAAAATGCCCCGTCATTGCGCGAACAATGCGGGGCCGGATGGGGCGGTAACGCTCTAAAAGTAAAGCGATTATACCAGGCTGATTTAGCCATGTATACGCAAAAGTATAATAGAGGTTAAACAAGTGAGTCTTTTACATCTGGCTAAAGCAATGCGGGTAACTGGATGCAAGCCATTGGATAAGTTGATTCTTATCACTATTGCCAGCCGAGCAAAAGAAAACGGTGAATGCGTCATTACCGATAGTCATCTTGCTGATATTTGCGAGACCTCAGTGGGTGCCCTGATTATTTCAACCGGTAGATTACAGAAAGCTGGCCATCTTCGCATTTATCGGGATTGCGAAGAAAGCGCCTATCTCCTGAATTTTGGCGGGGAATTTCACTAATGAATGTCGCCTACGTCGATTTTTCTGCCAGTCACAACGGCAACGGGCCAACTGTGGAAAAGAAAAAAGAGGGGTTCACCATGATCCCTAACGATGTGTTAGACGCGGTGATTTGCTCTGATTTTACCGCGCGCCAGTTAAAAGTTTTTCAGGCAATCGTCAGGAAAACGCTTGGATACGGCAAGGATTTTGACCGGATAACCAACACGCAAATTGCAGAAATGACGGGCATTCATCATACGCACGTTTGCACGGCAAAAAATGAAATGGTTGAAATGAATGTCCTTTTATTTCAAGGGAATAAGATTGGCATTAACACCGATGTTAATAGCTGGAATGAAAGCATTAGCCAAATCAGTAAAACATTAGCCAAGTCAGCTAATAAAACATTAGCCGAGTCAGCTAAAAAACATTTGCCAAGTCAGCTAAACACAAAAGAAAGAAATAAAATAAATAAAAATACCCCCTAACCCCCCAGGGGGGGAATTTTCATTCCAAACCTTCCCGACGCAAACGCCGTGACATTACAGCGTGCTCGCCAGTCGATCACGAAATCCCAGCGGGGTTCCGTGGCGCATGAAACTCGAAATCACAAAAGACGATTGGGACGTGGTGCGGGAATACCTCGGAAAGCGCCCGAATATCCGCCAGCGGATGCACTGGAATGCAGCGCGCACTAATCCCGACATTTCATCCAGACACGCGCATTACGCCGTAACAAACGCACTGCGCCGTATTAGCAACGATTCCAGGGGAAAAAAATATGGCAACGCCTAAGCAAATCATCAGCAACACCAAATACGCAGAATTTTACGACGTGCTGGTAACGCTCCAGCTATGTCGCGCTATGGCCATTCGCGAGCGCGGCAAGATTGGCCAGCGCCTTCGGGCCTGCGCCAGCCAGGTAGCAAAGCGCGTCAGCAATCGCACGCTGGCCAGCACGCTGGAAACGATGGCTGGTTCCCTGTTTCCGGAAACGGAATTACGCCGGATCGCTGACTGTATTCGACGGATGGAATCGCACCTGGGGAAGGAATTACGCGGCGAAAATGTGACCGCTGAAATGCTGGAAGAAGTCGCAGCGATGGAAATCGCATAGGACGCTTTATAAGGCGATGAAACCGTAAACCTGTCCGATTGCATCGCCTTAACCCTGTTAAACGCACTGCGTCACGCTGGCGCAAGATTTCGGCCACCAGCGGCGCACATTAAAAACGTTTTGAGCATTGCGAGGAAAAGTTGATGAGTAATAGCCAGTCCACCAAAGTTTTTACGCAGGTGCATGAATGCCTGGCGTCCGGAAAGTGGGTTGATGCGGATTCGCTGATCCGCACTGTGTGTAACCGGGTTCACACGAAACGCGCCAACGTGGTTTCGAATCTTAAAAAAATGGCGCGCGCTAAAGAAATCAGAGTGAAGGGCCAGCCTACTGACATTCTCAACTGCAAGTTTCACGCAGGCGAGGTGATCGGCGGTTTCGGGGTGAGTATGAATATTCGCCGGTTCGATGATCTGCTGAACAAGGTGCGCAAAAATGGCTAAGGGATGCGGCGGACGGATTGATCACCCGGCGCACTACAACGCCGGGAATATTGAGTGCATCGATGCGCTGCGTGCCTGTATGACACATGAGCAATTTTGCGGGTTCCTCAAAGGCAACGTCATGAAATATTGCTGGCGCGCCGGTCTCAAGGGCGCGGCAACGGAAGATCTGGAAAAGGCGCGGTGGTATCAGGAACGGCTGATCGCTGAAATGCGCCAGCAATACAATGAAACGTAAACAGAAATAAAAATCAGACTACTCCGTTTTTTTGTATTGATTTAAGTCAAATGGCGGCGATTTATCAGGCGTAAATTGCCGCTCATCCCCTTTAACATTGGTTCCAATATGAAAATCACAGCCGATAAATTACTTGCTTTCTATGAAACTAAATTTGCCGTTTACCTGTTCCTGATCATGGGCGCGATTGGCTCAGCGGTTTATTTTTCGCATGAATTTACGCCGTTCGGGTCTTTCTCTTTCGGTTATAAATTAATCTTGTTTGTTCCGCTTATGCTGATCCTGTTCGTGGTAACCACAATTGCGGGAGCGGCGCTGCTCTGGTTTGTGGTCATGATCATTACGGCAGTGTGGCGTCAAACGGCTGGCATCCATTGGGCTTTACGCGTTCCGGCTGTGTTGGCCATCGCGTTTATCTGGTTTTTGATGGCGGGCGGGCCAGGCGATTTCTGATAACAGGTGGATTTATGAATACTATTTTTATTTTAGCACTGGCTGTATTTGGTCTGTTTTATCAGGTAAGAATTATCATGGGCCTATGGAAACATCACCGCGAAAACCCATTGGCAGTACGCGTTATTTATACGGCTTTATTTTATGTCGTTACTCTCTGCCTTTGCTGTAGCAATGACGATTACCGCAAAGGAATTCAGCGCGGGGAAGCATGGCCAATATGATGGCCAGCAAAATAAAACGGGGCCATTGCGGCCCCTTTTTTTATTGTGGCGAATAAGGATTCAGATACAAAATCCCGCTTCCACGTACCCACGCTTTAACGCCAGCCGGAATATTGATCGGCTCATTCCACGGAAACCCCTCATCATCCGCCGTTGGTGTGGCGTCCGCGATAAAGTACCGGATCTTATCCGTGCTGTTTTTGCGGGATGGAATCACTAAACAGGCTTTGCCGCCATCGGTGGCCACCTGATAACTATCGGTTAAAACTAATTTACTGGTCATGGTTAAAAGTCCACGGTTAAGGTTGAAGTAAGATTTTGCCACGTACACGTAACTGAAGCTTTCCCGGCTACAATGGCAACAGGCGCTAATCCACCATTAGCGTTTGCTGGCGTGTCAGGAATTACGCTGGCGTCTGTTGTCTTCCATTTTGCGCCCATGGCGCGCGAAGTCGTCAGGCCGAAATCAGCCGCAATGATGAATGACTCTGGCGGCACTTTTTCGCCTGGCGCATATGTGACGTTATCAACTTTGCCACCAGCTTTAGTGGTATAGCCGTTTTTGGTTTTCAGATAAGCCCCGATGTAATAATTACCGGCTGGCCCATCCATCAGATAATGCGAGCCATCAACCATCACAAATTGTTTATTGTTCACGTCAGTTACTGGCGCGTCTAAATCGGGTTTAGCGGAATCATTCTGGATATACAGGATAGTGCTCAGCACAGTTACCGGATCGGACGGCACACCATCCGCTGAACCATTGATGGCCAGCACGCGATATGTGCCCTCGTCTGCATCCGTCGCGGTCGGAATAGTGAGTACTGCGGCTGTCTGTGAAGGCAGATCGCCCCACGTTGCCCCGTCTGCCTGTAGCTTCTGCCATTGCCAAATAGTAACGGGTGCCGCTGCTGCGCCGGTAATTTCCAGTTTCCCGCCGTCCTGGTAAAACACGTTAGCGGCGGGTTGTGAGGTAAATACCGCTGGCGCGTCTGGTGGCGCGGTAACGGTATATTCTTTCGTCGCCGTGGCCAGCGTTTTCCCTGAATCGTCTGTCAGTTCAACAGTGATTGTTGCTTTGCCAGGCGCTACCAACTTAATTCCCCGAGGCGTGCTGGTTACCAACAATATGTTTTCATCTGAACTTTTCCAGGTTATCGACGTGTATCTTCCGTTGACGGTTACTGTCGGGCGCGGCACGATTTCGCCAATTTTCCCGGCCTGCAAATCGCCAATTTGTACCGCCGTTGCAGGCGGGATGGGCCTTGCCGGGACCAGATTCAATATTTTAGAGAAAAACGGATAATTCAGATCCAGCATGTTTAAATCTCACAGGTAAGCGCGTGAATTATTCCGGTAAAGAATACGTTTTAACCCTGCCTTTTCCACCTTCATTGAATCACTACTGGCGGCACGGTCGCGGTAAAACTTATATCAGCGAAGCAGGCGAGGCGTTCCGGTCAGAGGTGATCTGGCAAATTATGAAAGCGAGATTAAACATAGGCATTACGGCCAGGCTAAAAGTGGATATCGTGGCCAATATGCCAGACGCCCGCCGCCGCGATTTGGATAATCTACCGAAAGCACTATTCGATGCGCTGACGCACGCGGGCTTTATGGTGGATGATTCGCAGATCGATGATTTCCGGGTGAGGCGCGGGGAACGGGTAAAAGGCGGTGCGCTGGTGGTGCGCGTGACGGAATTAGAATAAATCACCAGAAAACCACATTGGCCAGCGTCTGGCCAAAGCATAAAAAACGGGGCATCGCGCCCCGTATAGTTATTTATTTTGATGTAACCAGCGTCCATGCGTTCCAGGTGTCCTGCGCTTCGCACGTCCTGCCCCATCGCTCATTGCTCTGGATACCGACAGCCGTAGCAAACTGAATGCCCCAATAATCATCGTATCCGTAATTTTCGATATACATCAAACCAGCCGGTGCTTTGGCATAAGGGCCATTAGTAATATCTTTCGCTTCCCGAATATAAGATTGCGTTGCGCCTTTGGTGAATTTAAACGCATTCAGATCTAATGGTGTGTGCTCTGCATCAAGACCAGCGCCGCCACCAGCGCCCGCGATAGCATCATCAACGTAACCCTTATTTACTGCGCTGTTTTTAGACAATGGCTTACTAACGGTTACAAACCCTTTATCAAGCGCAAAAAATGATCCCTGTGCTGCTGTGATAATTTTATTAATGGTCAGATTGCCATTGATTGATGCATCGGCATCAGCGGTTAAAACGCCCGCCGTTTTTTCATCGACATATTTTTTTGTCGCTGCGCTATAGTCATTTATCGGTTCAGGTACTGAAACAGTCCTGGCTGTATCAAACTGAACGGATGCGCCCGTTTTTGTTTTTGCAATGAAATCAAACTCTACTGTGCCGGTAAAAGTCTTGCCGCCTTTAATTGTTTGCGGGTCGTCAAGCGTAACAAGATTAGATGTGTCAATTGTCAGATTGCTTACAGTGTTATCAACATAACCTTTTGTTGCTGCGTCGGTGTTGGCTGTCGGTGTTTTGACATTAATCAATTTATTATTGTCAGCATCCAGATCGGATTTTAGTTTAATACCGGTAGCAGCGAAGGTCAGATATTTAACCAGCCCTTTGGCAAAATCTAACGGGAAATCCGCCACGTTAAGCAGTTTGGAAACATCAAAGCTTGTGGCCAGTTTTTGCACGTCAGCCAGTTTATCAGCGGCTGATTGCGCTGATTGTGCGGCTGCTGATCGGTGCTGCTGTGCTGTGCTGGCACTTTGTGCGGCTGTGTTGGCGCTTCCTGCGGCATCAGATGCGCTTTGCGCTGCGGCTTCTGCCTGCGCTTTGATTGGCGCTATTGCATCGCTGGCTGTTTTTGCTGATGCGGCGGCGTTTGTGGCTTGCTGCTTCGCTGCGTCAACCCATCCAGCCATAGCCGTATGCCAGCCTGAAACGTCTGTATGCCACGTTTCGATCTCAGTGCGCCACGTTCCCACCTGTTGCCGATCGGCTGCGGCATCCCGCGCGCTGGTCGCTGCTGCGGTGACGCTCTGCGTAATGCCACCAGCGGCGGCTGCTGCATCACTCGCGGATTGTGCGGCGGCTCTGGCGCTATTCCCGGCCTGCTGCAATACGGCTGCGGCGGTATCGGTAAAAATCGTATCAACGTAATTTTTATTTACCGCGTCGTTGTCATCTTTCGGATCGGCCAGGCCATAAATTCTGTGGCCTTGCGCGTCATAATCCAGCCCGCCGAGCGGGTGAGCCAGTGACGTACTGGTGTTGGCGGTAAAGTCCTGTAATGCCATCCATAGCCGGTCAAAGTCGCGGTTAATGGTGCTGGCGATCCAGTCGCCATTTTCCTGATAATCGGTCGCGCGTGACAATGGCATAGCGCGGCGGATCACCACGCGCGCCCCTTTTGCTGGTGGCGTTGAAAAAATCACATTGCCGCCCAGCGAACTACCGATCCCCGTAATGTTTGCCGGTGTGACTGCTTTGCCGTCAACCTCTGCAACAATATCCCCCTGCTCATAAACCAAAAATTTATACGCAAACTGCGTGGCTACGCCGTCGCCGGTATAGCTGTTGTAAACCTGCTGCACTGCTACTGTCATTTTCCCCTGCCTTAAAAGCTCGTCTGTACTTCAAAGTTTCCACCATTGGTGCGCCAGCCCGACTGGACCGGATTACCGCTGGCTGTCTGCCTGTTGCCGATCCTGATCGGCGTGGAATGAATCGCGCCCGCGCCGCTGTCTATAAAATCATCGGGCTGGTCAGTCACTGCCGGGTTAAAGTCTCGCATCTGTGAATAGGCTTCGCCGTCCAGCACGCGGGAATGCCCCCAAAGGAAATTACCGGATAGCGGCCCCTCGAATGCTTCCAGAATGCGCTGCTGTTTGTTGGTGCTGACAACTACCTCAGTAACGCCGCAATGCGTGCCTTTAAGCGCCTGCTTAAGCAATTTACCGGCAAACGATCCGACGCCGTTCACCTCGACTTGCACGTTAGGGATATTGTATTTTCGTACCAGATTGCGGATCTGCCAGACCTGCCCGCCGTCGATTAACCCGCGCTCATTGAACTCAGCCAGCTCTCCCTGCAATTCTTCGCATATGTGCCAATACAAATGCCCCCTGTCATCTGTCAGCATCAGAGAGAGCGCGCTGGCGTCCGCCTTGCGCTTGCCGGTAGACACGTCCCAATAACAGGACATGCTAATGATCCGGACGTTTCCGAGCATGGCCACGATTTCACGGTTGCGCGTTGTGAACTCAATCTCGCAGTCGTATTCCCGGATTTTCTGCGGATCAAGGCGCACTTTGTTCACCGGTTTAGCGATGAGCATATACTGGCTATCCCATTCGTTAATCGTCCTGGTGCGCTCGCGGCGCTTAACGATTTCTGCGGAGTCGAAACGCTCCGGCCAGGCGGATAGCCCGTAAATATCGGTGAGAAGGGTTGGCGGTTCGGCAAATCTGATTACGTTACCCTGTAACGTATAGTCTACGCCTTCGCGTAGCTGCTTCGTGTGCTTGCCGATCCCCACCAGCACGGTCACAGGTTTAAACGACAGCTTGAACGTGGTCTCGCGGCGTTTATTGCCATCGATGCGAAACGCATCAGGAAACAGGGGATCGTCAGGCAATCCGCGCCCTGTTCCTCAATTTCCTCATAGATTGAATCAAACGTGTGCGGCGTGCCGATGAATAGCTGGCGGCTACCCGGAACCATGATGAATATCTGCTCGCCCAGGCGATTACGCATTTTTTCGCGTAGCTCTGGCGTGGTGGTGTTCTGCTTTACTTCAATGTCATCGTTGATACACAGATCCGCACGCGCAGACGTGACGTTACTCATAATGCCGCGACTGTACATAGTCGCATTACGGCTATCGGTAGCGCCCACCGCCCACCATTGCGACACGGTGCCGACACGCTCCGGCAATATGCCGGACGTTAGCGGGTGACGGCGTAACACGTTCATCGCGTCGCGGCTGGTTTTATACGCCGTGGGGTTAGATTCAGACTGGTTAAGGATACGGATCGCCGGGTTGCAATAAACCTCGTACGCCACCCAAATGGCCATAACCGTGGATTTACCAAACCCACGGAAACAGCGGAGGCATCCCACGTCATTAAACCGGGATAGCCAGCGGACGGCGCGCCAGTGAACATCCGGCACAATCCAGTGCTGGCGCTCCGCCCATATTGAGAAAAAAACCTCAAAGCTGACCTTATCCATTCAGTTTACGTTTTTCCGCATCCTGAATATGTCTGGCCACCAGCGCGGCAACTTCTGCCGCGTGGGTATCTTGTTTGCCGGTTTGCTTACTGGCCACGGCGCTGGCCGCCTCAGTCGCTTCCTTCGCGGCGCGGGTAAACTGGCTGAACAATCGCAGGCGCTGATCAAGTACGCGCATCTGCTTCTCATTCAGCCGGTCTACCGCGTCGAATAGCTGCACGGCCTCCCAGGATTCTGTCATGCGAGCGCGCGCCTCAATGGCGATCTGCTCGAACTCGTTACCGTCCACCGCGATCACCTTTGTAGCCGTTGGCATACGCAGCCTGCGCTTGTTTCAGCGCCTTTCGCATTGCGCCTTTGCCGTGATATACCTTGCCGTGCTGGCCCCACTGGACGCCGCCGCCTTTCGTTTTATGGATAGGCATGTTTCTCACTCCTCTGGACGTGTGCCGAAAAATCCTGAATCGCTGCCAGCGCCGCCCGCTGGCCGGTAAAAGTATTGTGATCCCTGCTTCTCTGCGTAATTCTCCAGGCGGTCGGTATAGCCCGGATTTACCACGTCAGCGATATCGTTATAAAACATGTGATCGATAGCCGCTTTTGTGTACCAGAGATTCGTCATAGGAAGGTTATTGCGCACCAGCCTTACCGCCTGATAACCAAATTTCTCGCCCGCCTGCTCATCGCCGCCAATCCATTTGCTCCCGTTGACGGCCATCGTCACAAGGTTGCCGAAATCCGATCCGGTCGGGCCTAACAGGCGGAGTGAATTGCTGCTGCCGGTCGCGGCGTTATCCTGTCCGATCCCCATCTGGATAAGGTCGCCAAACATGGCCAGCCCGCCACCGATAAACATTGATGAGGTGATTGTTTCCAAATCGGTCGGATCTTGCGGCTTCTGGCCGTTCATCATTTTAAGCGCGGAGTCGCCCAGGTAACCGGCAACGCCCATTGACGTTGCATAGCCAGCGGCCACGCCAATTTTACCGCCGATAGTCTGACGGCGGGAAACACGGCGGATCAGGTTAGCGGTCACGTTGGCGGAAACGCCCTTAAACATCTGCATTTGTGACATGATCATATTTCCCCAAGTGCCGGGAAGAATGCCAAGTTTCATCATGGTGTTAGCCAGCAAGTCACGCTCATTGGTGACTTTGTTGCCGCCTTCCCACACATAGCCGAGGATCTTACGGTGAAGATCATTAGCGGCGGCGTCATCCAGTCCAAGACTGTGAGCCTTGTCAGCGTCGATAACCTTAACGCCCATGATTTCAACCGGGTTAGCGGCCACCTTCTGGATTAATGGCCAGTCATGCTCATTAATGCCGATCTCGCCAAATAGCATTTTTTCGGCCTGGTCTAAATCCTTCCAGGCGACACTGCTACGCTCTGCCATGTGTACGGCGTTAATCATCTGACCTGCGGCGCTGTTTGCCTCAGTCAGTGCTTTTAATCCTGACCAGCGCATAACCATATCAGCGCCCCGGCCCATGCCTTCCGGTGTAACGGCTGCTTTCCCCCACGCCGCAAAGCCGGTCGCCTGCAAGTTATGGCCACCAGCGCGCACGCGGTCAGCCAGCACGACAGACGAAATACCCAGCTTACGCATGGCGTCACGCTCAGCGGCGTTCGCTGGATTGTGGGTAATGCGCATAATCGCGGCTGCGTTCTTAATCTGACCTAATTCCCCGGCGTGCCAGATAATGCTATTGGCATCCTGAAACACGGCGCGCACGGCGGTGCGGGTCAGTTTCATCATGGCGTGATAACTGGATAACCATTTGCCAATGTTCGCCGCGCGTACGCTGATATCCCCGCCATTGTGTAGCAGGTTGTCGTAAATCTGTTTCGGCCCGATATTGCCGACTTTCTGCCCTTTATCCAGTTCCAGCGGCGCGCCTTCGCCCCGGTGCAATTCCATCGCATACTCCCGATCCAGCATATCGGCATGGGTAATCAGGCTCTCAATGGTGTTTCCGGGATTGCTGCCGTACTGCTCGATCAGGGTGATATCGCGCATCTGTGACTCAAAGTGATCAGCGAACATCCGGCCCGGTTTCGAATTGCCGTATTTCTCCTGATAAGCCAGGAAACTGGCGGCATCTTTGAAATGCACCTCGCGATGCGCGCCAGCGGAGGCGGCCAGATTGGACGTGCCGCCACCAGCGCCCGATGCGCGGTACTGCTCCGCGTCGTAGGTGCGCTTGTTTTTGCCATCGTTGGTGATTGTCTCAAAAACGCTGGTGGCCCATTCGCGCATAGAGTCATCACCGCGCAGGTCGCCCGTCTCCGGATCAATGTATTGCTCTCTGTCAATCCAGCCTAAAAGGTCGGATGTGTACTGGTCATGCCCCGCCTTTGCGATTTCCGCGCCGTTGTGCGACTGCGGCACATAGTGATCAAGCTTGCCGATGTTCGCGCCCTGCGCGTTAAAGCGTTCGCGGGTGCCTTCCATGAAATTGGTCAGGTCAGTAGCCATCGCTTTTGCGGTCGCGTTGCCGGTGCTCTCCCCGAAAATTTCCCGGATAACGTCGCGTTCCATCTGGTCTGCGCCTGCGTCATTCAGATACGGGATAAACCCGTATTTACGTTCAAGCCCGTTCATTACGTCAGCCAGCCCAGCCATTGCGCGCGCCTGCTCACCACGGATCTGGCGCTCTGTATTCTGCGCCATCCGGATAAGCGCGCGACTGTGTTTGCCATGCTTTCCGCCCACGCCGCCCTCCTGCGCTGCCGTGTTGGCCAGTTGCAGCATCTGCTGCGTGCGGCGCATACGGGCCTGTAATGCCAGCGTATCGCGCAGCGCCTTTGCGTTTGCCTCGCGTTCCAGATCGTCAACGACAAGCTGCGCCGCTGCGGTGTGTCTGTCTTCCTGCGACATATTGCGAAAAGCATCGCGGTCCTGTTTCGCCAGGCGGGAAAGCGCGCGTTTATTGCCCGCGTCGATCTTCTTGATTTCGGCCTGCGTTAATTTGCGGCCTATAGCGGCCTCTACGCTGTTAATGCAATTCTGGTGCATCAGATTCCCCCCATGTTTAGAAAACACTGCATAGCAACGGCTGGCGCGCGAGATTCGCGTAATTCAGTTGCGTGCGTGGCGCTGATAGCGTCCAGTGCTGAATTAATTTGCTCTGCCAGGTGTGGCTGCTCTGCGGCGAATTGTCTGATCTCCGCGTGCATGGCGGCTATCTTTTGTTGCTCAGGGGTAAGCGTTGCCGTTCCGGCCTCTGGTGTCTGGCCAGCGGTTTCACCTTCTGCGGCTTCCGGTGCTGACTCTTCCCGCGGGATCGTGGTTTCTTTGGCTGGTGCCGGTGTTTCCTCTCTGGCAAAGGGGTTTTCTTCTGCTGGTGCGCGGCCTGCTTCCAGACGCGTTTCGCGGAGATCAGCCATATCCTGATCCACCAGCTTATAAATACCCTGTTTCTGGCGGCTGATTTCAGCCTGCGCGGCGTGAATATCACCGCCAGGCATATGGGGCGCTAATGTGTCGCGCGCATCCTGCAAACGGCGTGCGATGTAGTCACGGCGCTGGTTAGCGTCTGCCAGTCGCTCAGCACGGCGGGCGCGTGCGTCAGCCAGTGCTTTGCCGCTGCCGGTAATCGGCTCAGCTTTGATAGCGGCAATCTCTGCATCAGCGGCGGCCAGATGGCGCTCGCCGTTGGCGATCTCCGATTGCCACACTTTCCGCTCACCACGATCCATGCGCTGTCTGGCCAGCTCTGCCAGATTGACCGGGGCAATGTATGGCTCGTCATGCAATCCGGGAACATCGCCCACGTTGACCGGCTCACCGCGCATAATCTGCTCTGACGCCTGACGCATAGCGGCGACGTGCGCATTTTCAGCGCGTGGCGTGGCGGGGATACCCGGCGCGCTGTCTACCTGCAAATGATTGGCCACCATGTTTTTAACGGCTGCGGCATTCATCGTGGCGCTATCCTGCCAGGCGTTTTCTGCTGCTGCTCTGATACCAGGCGGGATCTCTGCGGCGGTATGGCCACCGCCATGCAATCCCAGCAATCCGCCTAAAATCGCGTCAGTAATCATTGAATGCTGATCATAGGTGGCAAACTGTTTCGCCTGCGCGGCGTAGCCGTTCTGCTCCAGAATCTCAGATTTGAGGCGTGCCGTTCCCCAGCCTGCCGCTACATTCACGCCCGCGCTCATGGCAAATCGCGATGCGTATTTGATCAAGCCGCCACCGAAGCCGTTAAAGCCGGGGATGTAATTAAGGGCATAATCCGTCGCGCCGGTAGCCAATCCCACTTTGCTGGCCACTTCACGGTTTACGCCCTGATCTACCAGTTCGCCGGTTGTCTTCGCCATGCCAAACGTGCCTAACGTTGCCGCACTGGCTCCGGCCTGCATCAGCCCATCTATCAGCATGGTTCCCGCGCCGGTCGTTACCGGGTCAGGCTCCGCGAAGTGCATATTGTCAGCCAGTAGCGACTGCTGCTGTGATAACAGATCCTGCGCCAGCTTAACGTCGCCGTTCTGGTGCGCGACGTAGGCATTAACGCCTGCGGCGTCCGCCAGGCTGTTTTCTACCGTGTTATAGGCAAACGCCGCTACGTTATGCATCGTGGTGCCGCTGCCGCTGAACACTCCAGGCTGTGGCCGGCTCGCCACCATTGCGCCATTATTGGCGCTCAGATTGGCCTCTTTATCATCCGTTACAACGCGCATCGGTTAATCCTCGAAATTGAATACAGCCAGGGTTTTATCATCCAGTTTGATCGGCCTGTTGCTGGCGCTCATCACCTGATAATTGCCGCCGCTGGTGCGCACCATTTTGTAAGTGCCGTCTTTCAGGTGGCCCTGAATATCCTGTCCGGCCTGTCCAAGCTGCTGGAATCCTTTATCCAGCCGATCAAGAAAACGGCTCTCATTCATGCCGCGCGGGGCAATGATCTGGCTGTTGCCATAGCTGACAGGCACGCCCAGCACATCCTTTAACGCCTGGTTATATGTGCTGCTGCTGAATTGCTTCGAATCCTCTGGATTCTTACCCTCGCGCAACATGCGCGCGACGTATGCGGCATTCACGGCGGGCAATTCGCTTTGCAGGGTGCTGACGCCCATAAGGCCGGTGTAAGCGCGGAGGCTGCTGCTGGTGCTCGACAATGACGGCCCATTAATCGCTTTGCCCTGCTTCGGATTCATAATCTGCGCGCCTTCGGCTATGTCTTTGCCGACAACCGTATCAGGCGTGGCCACCATCGATCCGAGTACCGGATTAATTTTCGATAGCTGTTGCTGTATGGCTGGCCAGTTGCTGCCCGCTGCGGTGCGCAGATTATTGAGGAAAGTAGCGTTATCGGTCGCGCTGCCGCTGGTGGCGCGCGCGGCAATTTCAGCGGCCTGCGCATCAGTGAAAAGGTTATTAGACGCCACCTGACCGTAAAGCTGTTTTGCCTGACTGGAAATTGCAGCAAGCTGATCAATCTGGCCTTTTAGCGTGCCGGTTGCCGCTGCGCGCTGATCCATGTTCCCGCCCGGTGTGGCAAGGTCAAAATTGACTTCCGGGACGGGCATACCGTTTAGCGTGGCCATATGCGTTATTGGATCTTTGCTTACTGCCTGCCGATCCCTTTCCGACACGCTGCGCAGGTTGTTAAGGATTTTCATCCTGTCGGGGTTGCTGCCGTTGCGCTGCGCGTCTGCTTCCAGCCCCTGAATATATGCCTCCTGCTGGTCAGGTCTGACGGCGCGCATTTTCTGTACTTCCAGTTGCGTACCCATTATTTCCGGTAAGCGTGCCGCCTGGCTGGTGCCCTGTACTTTCGTCTGCAAATCATTCAGCGCGTCATCTGACAGGATTCCGCCCTTAGAAATGAATTCCAGTGTTGACTGCGTGCTTACTTCCGCGACGTGCTCAGCGTGCTCCTGCTGGCGCAACTGGCGCGCCTCAGCGGCGGCCTGACGCGTGGCCAGCGTCTGCTGCTTGCCGTCAATCGTCTTAAACAGATTGATTTTGTCGTCAGGGGTGATCATCGGGTTGGCCTGGATTTCCCGGCGATAGCCTTCCAGCGACTGCGAATCACCGCGATTGGCTTCGATCAGCCCGTTGTAATGGCCAGAAAATACCTTGTGAAGCGCCGCCGCCTTTTTCACTTCCAGCGATTTACCCAGCGCGGCGCGCGTTTCTGGCCGGTTAAACTGGCTATTCAGGTCAGCGACTACCCGATTTAAATCCTCAGCCGGATCAAATGCGCGCTGCGCCAGACCGGCAACTACCTGATCAGTCTTCTGGATTTCCTCGTTAGTCAGCATCTGGCTTTTTAACGTGGTGATCCCGCGCTGGCTGGTGGCGGTGATACTGTCTAAACGCTTCTGGTGTAGCAGTTGCCCGCTGGCGCTCAGGTCGGTTATTTCCTCCGGACGCTGGATAGCAGCAACGCGCTGCTTATACACATCCTCCAGGTTGCTGCTATCAATGCGCCCCTGACGAACATCGTTATCAATGCTGTCATGTACGCCCCTGATCTGCGCCTCGTATTGCTGCGCCGCCAGTTGCGAATTGAGATCGGCCACGCGCTGCGCCTTCTCCACCATCTGCGCGCCAACGTTGCTGGCCACCTGTCCGAGTTTTACGGTGGCCTCTCCGACTGTCTGCGCGCTTTGCATCTTCGCTTTATTAACGGCATCAAACTCAGGTCGCTCAATATGCGTGGCCCCGATTTGCGCAATCTGATTGCCAAAATTCCCCGTCTCGATTTTCACTTATTGCCCCTTAGAAAAACGCGTTTGCAATGCTGGCGGCGGTGCCGAGTACGCTGGTAATGGTGCCAATCGTATTGCCTTTGCTGGTGCCTTTCGCCGCCGTCGCGCCTGCTTTGGCTGCCTGATTTCCCGCTTCTGTGTATGCCTGCGCCTGCTTCGTCAGATTCTGCTGCTGCGCCTCGCCTTCGCGGCGTGCCTCGTAAACGTCTTCTTCTGCGCGGCCCATAATCCACGATGGCACATAGGCGGCGCTGCCCTGACCAGCAACGACGCCGGAACCGGCATAGGCGCTCAGCGCGTTCTCAGCCGTCTCCCGGCCCTGACGGCGTAACAGCGCCTGCTGTACGGCGCTCTGCTGCATAGCGGTGCTGGCATTCTGTAATGCCTCATCCGCCAGGCGGTTATATTCGATCTGCTTTAAGCGGCCCTCCGCTGACTGCGCGGCGGCGGTTTCCTTGCCTGCTTCGTACTGGCCATAACCGGAAACGGCCTGGCCGCCAATATTCAGCGCCTCCCCGATCCAGTTTGAGGAACTTTTATCTGCCATCTCTCACCCTTAATTCACGGCCATCACGCGGATAACAGCCAGTAAGTGAAACGGTAACGGCTGATTCTGCTCAATGGTTAATTCGTTGTTTTGCCAGCCCAGCCCCTGCCAGCGGAGATCGCCGGTATACAGTGGCGCGGGTTTGTCCAGGACTTGCAGGCCAAATTTGCGAAACGGAATAATTTCACCGTTCACGGTACAGCCAGTAGTTTTAAGGAAACGCAACCATAGCTCCACCGTTGACGATCTCGCCGCCTGGCTGGTGCCAAACGCGCTGCCGGTTTCCGGCTTCTGCGTCACAATGCGCGTGGTATATGGCAAACCGATCATCACAATTGATGCGGGACGGGTCAGGGTAATTTTTCCACCAGCAACAACGGCGCGCGGCTGCGGCACGCCATCGGCCACAATATCCACGGTTTGCCCTTCCAGATGGTCTAACCTGCTCCATTCAATCTGTGGCGGGTTGGTGCCTTCAATCTGGCCAATGATGCTCGAATCCGTATAAACGCCCGGTGCGAAATGCTCGATCAGCATGGTTGGAACGTTATTCACGTTGCGCATTACGGCCAGATACGTGTCATCGGTGCCGTCACTGCGGGGAATTGTGGCGATACTGATTACCGGCGCGCCAATGTCGTTAAGCGTCCAGGCAATAACGCCGGTTTGTTTGTGAAGCGTTACCGAAATAAGACGGCCATCTTCGCGCACGAAATGGATCAGGTTGTCTGGTTGCTGCTGTTTAGTGCAATCAATGATCCGGCTGTCTGCCGTCATATGCTCAGCCAGCAATGACATTTCATTGGCCTCATATGGCGCGGCGCTGTCCTGGTCATAGGTCATGGCGATCACCTTCCGATCACCACGCTGGATGAAAATTAATTCAGTACCAACACGAACCGGACGAACCAGCGCAGCGCCAAATGCTGACGGCGATTTAACGTTAACCTGCGTCGGGGTGATGATATTGTTTGGCCCGGTAATGATGTATTCATTTGCGCCGCTGATAACGATCAGGCTGTTCATGCTGAACATGTGAATAATCGGGTTTACCTGATCAGAGTCCAGCTTGTAACTCCAGGAATCATCATCCAGCGCGCCCAGCTCGAAATTGTAATAATCGCCAGTGCGCGAAGCCCATACTGTGAGAGGAAAGGAATTAGATCCGGCAAATACCAGCCGTTGCTGATGTAGCGCCACCACGGCTGGCCAGCCCATAGAATCAGACCATACCGCCTGATTTCGCTTCCAGTTTGTTTCCGGCGCGTATGGCCATTTGGTAGCCTTGCCGGTCGTGGTGTCCTGCTCAGCCGGATTCGTGGTCATCAGGCGGCGTAACTGGCCAGTGATTTTCGATTTGCTGTCTACTTTTGTGATCAGAACCAGCCCGCCAAAAATGGTGATGTAGTTGCCGATATCCTGCGTGGCATCAAAGCCGTTGCCGGTGTATGCCGCCCCGGTTTCATCATCGAATAATTCCAGCGTAACGATTTGGCCAAGATAATCATTAGCTGACAGGCGCGCCCATCCGGACGGCGAATCGCGCACCACGTCAAACGGAAGCGTAACAAACGGAATATCGGTAAACCGCCAGTCAGTCTGGCCAAACCGTTGCAGGCGGCGCGGGCGCATGAATGGGTTAGCAAAAAACATCGTGTCAGCGGATTGCGCGTAACTCAGTTCATTAAACGCGCTGGCCGGAATGCCGGTATCTACCTCGTACGGCGTCTTATCCGGGTTAACAATCATTTCGCCGCTTTGATAGATCCGCATCTTGCCGTCTGTCAGTTCGAGGCAATAACTTTGATCGCGGTTGAACACGAAAGGAATCAATTTAATCTTTCCGCTATTGTCGCGCGCCTCATTGATAAACCGCGTTCCCTGACGCCGCTCAACGCCTCCGGACACGCGTACCCAGCCGTTAAAAATCTGTTTAGCGGCTGCTGCGTACCGCTCCGCGTCAACGCGTCCGGCTAAATTGGTGTTCATTTCACCAGCGGTGAAATTAGTCTGGATGTGATTAATATGAGCCATAGATGCGCGCCTCCAGAATGCCACCAGCCCCGATTGATTGCGCCGGATCTTCCTGCCCGTCGATTGCTCTGGCCAGTTTCAGTGCGCTCTCATACTGCGCGCTGGCCACTCTCTCAGCGTTAAGATCACGCGTGACAGCGTAGGCAATTTTGGCGCGCATAAGCTGCACCATCAGCGACACAAGATGCGCGTCCCACGTTTCCACGCGGTCGTTTAGCGACACGTAAAGCAGATCGATCGATCCGTAATTAGTGAGGATTTTGCCGCCCTCTACTTTGTAATCGTAAATCTGCACGCCGCCGTTACTGATACTGTCCAGCCTGATCCAGTCGCCCGGTAGCGTAAACTGATTGCTGAATCCAAACGCTGGCGACTGCGCATCGCTGGCCAGCCGTACGCGCTTGATCGCGCAGTTCCACGGATGCGCCCGTAAAAGCTCATTGCGCGCCAGCGGGTAAACGCCAGCCACAATGCGTGCGCCTTCGGTGTCTTCGTCGAATGAGTTGATCGGGCTGCCGCCGAGCGACATTAGCGCCGCCGAGCAAATCCCGACATCGCTGGTGGTTGTTAAAGGTGTGGCCATAAATCCCCCATAAAAAAAGGCGACACAAGGCCGCCTCTGTTGTTTTGCATCGAATTATTTAAAAGTCAGTGTGGCAACTTTGGTTTCATTCGAGCGGCCCGCGCCGTATGACGTTTGCAGGGAAAGCTGCGTAGTCAGTGAGCGGTCACGGCGAATGCCGATATCAATTACCGGATTCTGACCGGTGCCGAAATGCAAACCAGATTTACACCAGGCGGCTGTGGTGATGGTTTTCGCGGTAGTGTCTTTGCTCAGGCGTTCAAACGGAATCCAGGTAAAGCCCAGCCATTTAGTGGCCACTGCGCCCTCCTGAAGCATTTTCACCGCCATAAAGTCAGCACTGGTCAGGGTGCCATCGCCAAGGATTGACGCCAGCATGGTTGAGTTATACGCAATGAAAAGCTGCTCGCCGTTTTCTTCGTCGCATTCGTTAGCGCGGAAAAGCGATTTCAGCATTACCAAATCATCTTTGCCGATACCGTTCGCCGCTGACGCGGTGATTTTCTGTGCTGCCGGTAACGCGGTATCGGTCAGCGCGGTGCCGCCAGTCGGGTTATCAGCGGTTTTACGGCCAATGGTGCCGATCAGGCTGTTGAAAATGATCTGGTCTTTTTTGCGGTTCGCGGCGGCGATCATCAGATCGCGGTATGGCCCCTGCGGCTGCGCCAGCAACTTGTTTACGTCCTGGCTGTCGATAGGGATATACAGGTCAGCATCCTGCATCAGCGCAACGCGGGTGCCGGAATCTGGCACGCTCCACACGGTAGCGCCCATACGGTTGGTTGATGGCCGGTCGGTCATTTCAACCGCGCCCATATCGTTGATGGTAAAGCTCGAACCGGTGATTTTGCCGCGTGGCGTTACGCACGCCTCAAGGCGGGATAATTTCTGCTGCGCTGCAATTTCATAACCGGTGTGAAACTGCTGGATAAATGCGGCGGTAATTTTGCCGTTATTGGCCTGCATACCTGCGCCAAAGTCGCCTGCTACTGGTGCGCCCATTGTGTTGGCTCCTGATGAATTTGAAAGATGATAATTTATCCCCCGATAGCGTTATCCCTTGCGGGCGCGTACTCATCGCGGTGCGGCGCTGGTTATCCCTGTGCGGGCCAGCCGGTCAGGCGGTGCGGGGTGAAGCGAGGAGGAAAAAAGAGCGGCCAGTGCGAAAGGTTTAAAAGCAGTGGCCGCCAAATCCCCTTACTTACGGGGACGGATGATAACGAGAGTGTAAAGATTGCTCTACACTTATACTAACTCATTGGTTCCATAGGTTTTTTCAAAGTATGAGCGTACGCGAGCGGATACGCGCTTATGATCGGCATGGTTCGGATTGTTGTACGCCTCGCCCTGCATCAGTTCGTGAATTGTTTCCGGTGACTCTACCGGCGCAGTAACGCGGCCCAGCGTATCCTCGCCCACTTCACGCCCCAGCGCGGCAAACGCTTTGATGATTCGCGGGTCGTTGCCATAGTCACGCATGAAATCATTCGCATCATTACCAAAAAGCGATTTCACCGCGTTAACGGCGCTGGTCACGTTCTGGCGGTAGACATGCGGATCGGCCCATTCCTTTTGCAGTTCTGCCTGCGCCTGCTGATCGGTATATCCACCAGCCGCCGCGCCGGTTTCGCCTGGCTGATTCATCAGCACTTGCTTAACCATGAATTCCATTTGCTTATTGGTGTAGCCCAGCCCGCGCGCCTCTTCCAGCACGTCAGCCATGCCGGGTGCTTCTTTGATCGCGCTCCAGTCCAGGCCTTCGATCTCGACTTTGTAGCCGCTAATGTCTGCTGGTGGAATGTCGCCAGCGCCGATGCGTTTTTCCAGTTCGGCATAACTTTGCGCCATCTTCTGCGCGGATTTGGTCAGGTCAAAGCCGGTTTCGCCTTCGGTCACTTTGAACTTCTCAGGAAGCCAGCCGAATTCGCCTTGCTCCGCTGCGCTCGCCTGCTGCTGCTGCTCTGGTGACTGACCGGCAACGGCTGCCATCAGGTTATTGGCTGGTGGCGTGGTTGACGCCATAGCGGTAGATAGGATCGTCGCGGTCGTGGTTTCGGCTGCGCCTGTACCATTGTCGATTGTCGCGTTTTCGCCTTCCATCATTTGCCCCTGTTGTTGTGCGCGCTGTGCGCGTTATTGATGCGGTCCAGAATAAAACTCACTACGGATAACTGGCCCGCGTTAAAAGCGGTCTGCCGGTCGCCGTCATGGCCACCGGCAACGTATGGGTTATTGCCGAATTTATTCACCAGTTCGGCCAGCACTTGCTGCCCGCCTGGCATTTGTTCGAACAATACCGCGTAATCCTGATCCGGTATTGGCATCAGCAATCATCATCCGGCTTAGTGACGGCGCGGCACGCGAACATGCAAGAGTGCTGCATGTGTGATTTGGCCATTGCCAGCCAGCGTGGATCGGCTCCGGTGTCTTTCGCTTCCGTAATCAGCGCGCAAAATTCTTTGCTCACTGCCTTAAAGCGATTCATCAGCGCGATTTCATCAGTGCTTAACGTGCGGTAGCCGGTCACGGTTGCGCCGGTCTGTGGTGCTGCGCTGCTCATGCTGCCCCCATTTCGTTATCGATGCGTTCACCGAGGATCGCCATATAAGCAGACATTGCGTCCAGTTGTCTGGTAAGTAAATCCTGCTGCTTTTCAGTCAGCGTTTTAAAGAAATCGCCCAGGATGAAAACGGAAAGCGCGTTGATTTTTGCGGCTAAATCGCTGCGCTCGTCTAACATGCGCTGAACATGCGGCGCTAATTGGCTCATGCTGCCCCCTGCGTTTGTTGTTGTGCTGCTGCCTGAATCTGCGCGCTATTGTTCTCAATTTGCGCCTGCTGCTCCACCTGTTGTTGTTGCGCCGCTGCCTGCGCTTTAGCCCGCCGATCTCTAACCTGCATAATCTGCTCAGTGGTGCGCACCAGATGCGCAGGTACGCCCAGCGATTTGCCAAGGTCGCGGATCGTTTCTTCCGGATCTAGCACGTCTGCGGTTTCTGGCCAGATTTGCGCCATCTGTTCGACTTGCCCTACAAGCTGGCCAATAGCGGTGACTTCGCCCAGCTTCTGCGCACGCGCCAGCGGGTTTTCATACTTCGCCCGGAAGTCCACGCCGTTGATTGCGTCCGGCGCTTCCGGCAATGCCCCGGCGCGGTACATGATCATAAAGCAGCGTTCCACCAGCGGCGTGAGGTATTCAGCCTGCAAACGGCCAAACGCTGGCCCAAGCTGCTGGCGGATCAGCGCCATGCGCTCATTAACTTCCGTCGCCGTCATCGCCCGGTTGCCCTGCGGCTGTAACTGGTCAGCCATCAGCACGCGGCGGATCTGCGCCTGTAAGCGTTCCTCAGTCTGGAAAGCGATATTGAAATTAGCGCCGGTTTGCAGCGGCTTAATGCTGTTAATGTCGTTGGCGATGATCACCTGTTTAGCGCCCACGCGGATAGTTCGCGGATTAAGCACGCCATCATCAACGGCGACATACATACCAGCGATAGCCATTTCTGCGCTGGCGCGCTCAACGCGTTTAAGGTAATTCAGTTCGTTAATGTCAGGCAGTGCGTCCGATACCGGGCCAATGGCGTATTCACTGCCAGGCAGTTTCCGGAAGCGGGGAACCAGTACAGGGAATTCCATAAAGCCGGATTCGCGCAGCACGGATTTGCTATCGCATTCGATGTGTGCGGAGTAGTACGGCATATTTTTGGCCAGCTTCGCGCCGGGTCTGGCGTTCGGACGCGGGCCAATGGCGATCAGGACGCGCACTTTCACGTTAGGATCGGTGCGCATTGAATCGCGGACTTTCTCGCTTACTTTGTCCTCGCCATACGTGGCCACCAGTTCCGCCGCTGTCTTTTCGGTGAAGCGGTAGATCGTGTCCACGCGCGCTGAATCAACGCGGGACCAGTAGCATTCATACGCTGGCCATTGCTCAAACAGGAAGCCGCCGCGCGTGCGGTCGGTGTCCACCAGCAAACAGAATGCGCCGCTGATCACCAGCTCTAACAGCGCATCAAAAGCGGTGCTGTCAAAGTTGGCGCTGTGGATATTGCGCCAGACCTTATCCGCGCACTCAGCAAGCCAGGCGTTTACTGCGTCGTTTTCCTCGCCGCTGGTGGCCTCCAGCGCCAGCCAGCGGCTATTAGCAGGCGTTAAGCCGCTCATCAGCACACTGGCCAGCGTGCGTGCGGCATCGGTGCCGGTGGAATCCACCAGCATGGCGCGCTCTGTCTCTGCGGTAAGATCATCAGTCTGGCCATTGAAGCCGGTTCCCATCTGCGGGAACGTGGCGCGGTAGCAGTCGCGCCAGTGCTTTTCATATTTGCCGCGCTCAGCCTTGCTAAGCTCAGCCAGCCGTAAAATCTCGCCTGCGTTTACCATGGGTTACTCCGATAAAGTGATTGAACCGCTGTCTGTAATGGTGAGTAAACGCGGCCAGTTAATCCACCTTTCGCGCCCTGCGTAGCGCCTACGCGCTGCATCAGTGACGTGCCGCTGCCGGTCGCGCCGGTCGCGAGTAAATTGTTTTTATTGCGGGCGCGCAGTTCATCAGCGAATGAGTTAAAGCCGGATTCACCCGCGTTTAAGCGCCCAGCAAGAGCATTACTGTTGCCAGAATTGCCGCCAATACCGCCACCTGTGCCAGCGCCCGCGCCACCTGAACCAGTTCCCGCACCATTGCCCTTACCATTGCCGCCCCCGTTGCCGTTGCCTACCCAAACGCCATTAACCAGCGTTTCACCCAGCGCGCCGCCCGGTCCGCTGGCGGTGCCGGTGCCGGTGCCTGCTCCGCCGATTGGCGTACTCTGGCCGGTGCCGATATTGTTCGAAACACTCTGGCCGGTCAGCGGGTTGTAACCGGGGATATTCACGTTATCCAGCGCGCCGGTATTTTTCAGCGCGGCGGCGATCCCGCCCACAACGCCGCCCAGCGGGTTGCCGGTGGCCAGCGTACCGCCGATAAAGCCAGCGCCAAACGCGCCCAGCGCACCAGGCGTTTTCGACGGTGCTGGCTGGCCTGCGGTCTGGAAACTGGAACCCGCGCCGCGCCCGTTGTCATAATCAGCCAGCGCCTGCAACGCGGCATAGCCAGCGCCCAGCGCCGGACCGCCTGCCGCCGTGCCTTTCACGAAATCTTTCAGGATCGCCCCGATCTTCTGCGCGTCGGTGCGGTCGTCATAGCCGCCCATGCGCTGCGCTTCGGCGTGATTGGCTGCCTGCTGCTCTGGCGTGATAACCGTTCCCGTTGCTGCGCTAATTGGTGCGCCGCCAGTGCTGGTGGCTGCGCCCTGCGTGGTTCCGGTGCCATTGCCGGTGCCGGTGCCGGTGGTGCCGGTGGTGCCGGTGCCCGCGCTGTTGCCATTGCCACTATTGCCGCCATCGGCTTTTCTGATTTCCTCAAGCTCTGCCATGTATTGTTCTCGCGCTGCCTTCTGTACTGCCGTTTCCTGCGGCGTGTTGATAACGGTCGTGGGCTGAAAATTATTGCGAACATGCGTAGGCGTTCCCACGTTGATCGGCGTCGGGCTTCCCGGCTGCGTGCCAGTGGTGGTGCCGTACCCGATTCCACTGACCGTGCCACCCGCGCCACCTTTTCCGCCCTGACCGCCACCATTACCGTTTTTAATGATGGTTGTTGGCGCGCTGATAGCCGTTTCGGTTCCCGCTGCCGCGCCCGCGCCAGTGCCGCTGGTGGCTTTGCCGGTTCCCTGCTGGCCAGCCTGACCATTGCCAGTGCCTTCACCAGTACCGGCATTGCCGCCCATCCCCGGCGTCGGTACGGTGCCAGCAAGCTGATTCGTGATTTGAGTGCCCACTTTTTCCCATCGGCCAGCCGTAGGAGATCCCTCAATGACTGCCGGTAAGCTGCTATTCCATGCATAACCCGGTGGCGCTGTTTCGCCTTGCGGCGACGTTAGCGAAAGGTTGGCAAGGTTTGGCTGATTCGTGATTGTTACGGGATGGCCAAGCGTCGGACTGACGATCTGCGGTGTGCCATTCTCTGCGCTGACCGGCTGGCCGATATTTGGCGTAACCTCTGCGGCATGTGCTGCGCTGATCGGATTAATTGCCTGAATAATTTTTGACAGCGTTCCGCCTTGCTGGCTGTCTGGCTGCGTTGCCGGTTTAACTGCCTGCGCAGTTGGATCGATCTGCTTCTGCGGCTGGCCACTTATTACGATTGGCTGCCCTGCCTGCACTGCAACCGGCGCGCTCTGTTGCTGGCTGGAAACGCGGTTAGCAGACAACTGTTGCGCCACCTGTTTTAGCGTCACGGCTGATTGCCGGTCATTGCCCTGGCTGGTTTGCTGTGCTGGTGCCTGCGCAGTTGGATCGATCTGCTTCTGCGGCTGGCCGGATATCACTACCGGCTGACTATCCGGCGCATTAACCGGCTGTGATGTCGATCCCTGGCTGCCCTCAACGCGGTTAATAATGCTTCTCGCGGCTTGCTTAATGACGTGGCCAATTTCACTGGCCAGTGATGGCTGCTGCTGTGCCGTGGCGTTGTCTGCCGCGATCTGCTGCGCCCACTCCTGCCGTGATTGGCTCATTGCCTGCTGCTGCGCGCTGGCGCTCTGCTGCTCTGCTTCCAGGTGCTGCTGGATGGTCTGCTGTGCGATCTGCTGCGCCTGCTGCGCCTGCTGCATTGCCTGTTGCTGGCGCATTCCGCTATCAGTTGCCTGCTGAATAGCAGAATCGATCTGGCTCTGCGCAAACGGCGTGGCGCTATCACGTAAGCTGGTAGCATTCGCCAGCGCCTTATTGATCGCATCCGGATCGCCAGTTGCGAAAGCATTTGCAACATCACCTAGCGCATCGCGTGCCGTAGTTAATGCCTTTTGATCTGCTGAATCCTGCGCAGCCAGTGCGGCGGCGGCTGCTGCTGCGGCTTGTGTGCGCGCAAGTGCTTCTGCCTGCCGTTGCTGCTCTGCTGCGGCCTCTGCCTGCGCCTTTGCTGCCTGCTCAGCGGCGGCTTTGGCCTGCGCGTCAGTCGTGGTTTTATTTACAACCTGTTCAATCCGATCCGCGTATGGCTGCCACGCCTGATCCAGTCCTGCGGGCTTCTCTGGTGGCGTGTTCGTTTTCCCTGCGGCGTAGTCTGCTGCGGCCAGTTGATACTGCTGGATCGCCGCCTGGCTATCCTCATAGCTTTTCGCGCTGGCCAGTTCGCTGGTGCGTTGCTGCGCCTGCTGCTCCTGCGCCGCTTGTGCTGCGGCCTGCGCTGCCGCCACCTGCTCAGCATTCTGGCGCGCCTGCTCAGCCGCTGCTGCTGCTTCTTCCGCCTGGCGTTGTGCTTCCTGCTGCTGCTTCTGTAGCTCATTGCGCGCGTATATCGCCGCGACTTCCTCAGTGGCTGACGGACGGCTGGCCGCCGCTGCTGCCTGCTCAGAGAGTTGCTGCATCAGTTGATCACTGCGCGCTTTCAATTCTGCGGCTGTTGCCTGCAATTGCTGCCATTGCTGATCAGCGGCTGATTGAGCGGCTACCGGAGATCCCGCCGCCGCTGCTATTGCCTCAGCCTCTGCCGGTCCGGGCGTTTGCTGCGCGGGCGCGCTGGTGGCCGGTTGCGCTGGCTGCTGCGCTGCCGGTTGCGCTGCCGGTGCTCCCGGCTGGCGCGTGGCCATCTCTTTAACCAGCGAATCCAGAAAAGCCTGCTGAATAGCCTTCTGAAATCCGTTCCCCCTAAAGTTGGCGAGATTTTTCTGATTGCTGGCGATCAGCTTTTGTAATTCTGCCGTTGATAACTGTTGCGCGGTCTGCGTTCCACCGCCACCAGCCGATCCGCTGCCTCCTCCGTTGCCATTTGGCGAGGTGCCGCCCTGATTTGCTAGTTGGTTAGTGATCGCGGTGCCAACGTTGCGCCATGCGCCTTTAGCTATAGCTGCCGCGCCGGTTTCCGGATTTTCGCCAATTGAGCCAGCCGCGCTACTATCCCAGGCATAGCCAGGCGGCCCCATGCTTCCGTCAGGGCCAGTTAGCGAAAGATGAGACAGGCTGCTGTTACTGTTGCTGCCGCTGCTGGTGGTGCTGCTCTTACTGCTGCTGCCACTGTTACCACGGCTTCCGGCGTTGCTGGACGGGCCGCCAGCCGATCCACCAGCGCCACCAGTGGAACCGCCGACGCCGCCGCCAGCCTGACCGCTTCGCCCGCCTGTGTTCCCGTTGTTTGTTCCTGCGTATACGGTTAATAATCGGTCAAGCTGGAACATGCGTTTACTCCTTAATCCAGCCGTTTTCAGTCAGTAACCATGCGCCCATGCGCTGCGCTGACTCGAAACGATTACCCGGAATCAGGCGCACTTTTGGCTCGTCGTCTTCGTCTTCTGGTGGAACGGGAATAACTTTGGCCAGCGTGAGCGGCTGCGTAGAATCCACCAGCTTTTGCGGCACGTCAGGCGCTGCGTCAGTTGGTGGCAATGGCTCCGCCGTGGCCGGTGTAGGCTCTGGCGGGATCGGCTGCGTATCTAAGCCAGGCGTTTCGAGTTTACGCGGACGGCCAGGCTTACCCTTTGGCGCTGCTGGCGCGTCTGGCGTTGTGCCGGTGCTGGTGCTGGTGGTGTTTTCGGTTGCATCAGTCATTGCGTATTTCCTCAGTTGATTTCGATGTGTACCGCGTCACAGAATTTAGCTGGCGCGTCGTGTGGGTTATCTGTCCAGGTGTAGCCGAATCGCAGCGGCACATTCAGTTGCTCGCCAGCGCGCCAGAATGCATCCAGAACCGGAAGCCATTCCTGCGGCTTATTCCAGTCAGCGCCTACCGGCAACACGTCAACGGCTTTGCCGTCCTGGTGTTTCGAGTGCTTTACCTTCGTTGCGCCAGCGCGCAGCAATTCGCCCTGCCGCTCCGCACTGCGCAATCCCTCGATCACGGCAAAGTCACGGCTGCTCAGTTCCAGCGCGCGGCGGGTGACGGCCACCAGCAACGGATCGACGCCGATCAATTTCTTTTCCGAGCGTTCGCCAAATTTAAACATTTGGTTTATCTCCTGATTTGCCCCTTAAACGGTCAGGCAGAACCATTGCAAAAATGGTATCGACGCCAAGGAAGCCGATAACGCAAGCCAGAAACAGGCCGCCAGTTTCCGGCTTAAGGCCGAGCATTGTTAATAATGCGTCTGCGCATACGCCCAATAATCCAGCCATGATTGCTGACATAAACGCGACGAACCAATGATCGCCCTGTCTTAGATGCTTACATGCGGCCATGATTGCCGCCGCTGCGCCGTAGCCAAGCTCGCGCCGGTACATGCGCATTAATTCAATAAAGCCGGTTGGATCTGGTTGCATGATGATTGCCCGATAGTAATTTGAATACGGGCAAATTATGCGCGCAATAGGGCTTTAGCTGCCACCATTGCGCCGGGAAAGCGGGGAATGGGAATAGATGATCGCGCGCGCGCGCCCGCGCGGGGCTGGAATATTAATTTCGCTTGAAACTATAACATGTTGGTATGTATTACTTACTGTCTATCCAGTCCGCATACCATTGCATCATTTCGCGCCGTTTGTCTAAATATTGAGCGTGGTTATATATGCCCCTGATCGATTTGGTCGCGTGGGCTAATTGCCGCTCAATAGCATCATATGGCCAGCCATTTTCATTAAGGATGGTACTAAACTGGTGCCGGAATCCGTGGCCGGTTGCTATACCCTCATAACCGATATTGCGGATCAATACCAAAATAGCGTTTTCCCGGATCGGCTGCTGCTGCCGAATATGACCGGCAAAGATATATGGGAGATGGCCAGTTAACGGCTTTAGTGATTCAAAAATCGCCACTACCTGCGACGACATTGGCACGGTGTGTGCTTTCCGCATTTTCATGCGTTCGGCGGGGATATTGATTAATCGATCATCAAAATCTACATCAGGCCATTGCAGGTGCCGTAATTCCCCTGTGCGCAATGCTGTGTATTGCAAAATCAGGGTTGCCGCCTTAACTATCGGACTGCCGTCATAAGCCATCAGCGCGGCATTAAATGGCCCGATCTGCGTTTCCGCCAGGAATGGGTAATGCTTTTTCGTGTAACCCTTCATTACGCCAGTTAGCGAGGCTGCGGGGCTGTATTTGGCGCGCCCTGTTGCAATGGCGAATTTGTATACCTCATCAATACGGCGACGGGCTTTAGCTGCGGCCGCGTGCGCCTCCCTGCTTTCAAGGTTGCTGATTACAGTCAACACCTGCAAAGGCTCTATGTCTGTCGCTTCCATATGGCCGATAAGCGGCAAAATATCGACATTAAACATTCTGGCGGTGTCTTTTTTGTAATGATCTGACCATTGCCCTGATTTGCGTTTTTCCCATTCCCGATAGATATCGGCAAACGTGGTGCCACTGCGCTGGCGCTTAACGAGTAAAGCCGGATCTTGCCCGCCAGCAATTACCCTCCGGGCATCCTGCGCTTTGTCGCGCGCATCGGCCAGCGATACCAGCGGATATTTACCCAGGGTAAGCGTGCGTGATTTTCCGTCAAAAATGTATCGAAATTGCCAGACCTTTTTGCCGGATGGCGGGACGCTGATAAACAGGCGATCTATGTCTAAAACGCGGTAAGCCTTCTCTTTAGGCTTCAACGCGTCGATCTGTTTGATGGTAAGCAA